CTTTATTACCCCCTCTCTCTATTATAATATAAATAAAGAACAGGAGCGGATGCCCGGCCCCGGTGCCGCGTCCTCCCCGGCCCAATGCTCACCACCACAGAGGGCAAGCAATACAGCCGACCGGCCCCGGCCCCCGGTAGCTGACGGCGTCGCGTCCTCCCCGGCCACAATACCACCGGCACACAATACGAACACAGACGCAAGCGCCGGCCCCTGCCCCCTCCCCTCCCGTACCGGCAGCAAACGAACACAGCGAACGCAAACGGCAAAAAAAACAAGGCCACCGGGTCGCCGGAACACGAAACCCCGCGGAATCAAGGCACGTCCGTACGTGGGTGACCCCTACAAGTGGGCGCATACAACAAAAACCCCCCATATAGACATACAGGGGGCTAACACTACAAAACAATAGTAAAGATAATTCATGGATCAACACCCCTACCGGTAAAATAAATTTGGTAATAAATTTTGGATTTATTATTTTTGTATCTCATATAGCATAGCAATCGTTAGGACGGGCGGTATTTCTATACTGCCCAACTTTTTCCCACACTACAAAACAAAAAATAATGAATAACACACTTGAATTACTTAAGCTGGCAGAGCCTTTATTCAAAGAAATTGACCGTCTCAAGAAGGAGGGCAGCAGTGAGCTGTTTACCCTGATTGATCGGGCCGAACCACCTGCTGAGTGGCTGCTAGAACTTCCCTCAAAGGCTAATCCAGGCGAAACCTACAAGACTATTGGTCTTGATCTGATGGAGGCTATTGTAAAGCGAATCTTCGGCGGATCTATGATTACCGACACTTCCCTTACCATAAGCCAAGACAAAGGCAAATTTGCTTCTACTGCTGTTGTCCGGTATACAATTGGAGGTGGTAGAGACCCACAATACACGCTAATAGGTGTGGCTACGGTCGCTGCTTCAGATATATCAATGCTTGAATTGGCTTCTCCCAAAGCCGCATCAATGGCGGTGAAAAACGCTATCAAACAGATCGGAGGCTTGTTTGGTAAATACCTAAACCGAGTAGAGCAAGCAGAGTTTGATATTGAAGAAGCTCCGAAAGTAAGTATTGAAGAAAAGATTGAAAGCCTTGAGGAGTGTATAAAGAATTGCAAGACGATTGATGAGCTAAAAACATACAGAAAAATAGTATCTTCTAAGTCAATTTCGCCACACATTCAAGGCATTTACGAGCAGAAATTGCGTGAATTTAAGTCTTCAACCAAAAACGACTAAAAAAAATGACAAATTGGGACAATCTTTTGATTAGATGTAGCTGTATTGGTAAAATTATGACCCCTGGTAAGGGTTCAGTTTTGACCGAAAAACAGCAGTACGAATTGGATCGTTTATCGGCACTTCCCCAGCGAACAGAGAAGCAAGGTGAAACACTTTCCATGCTATTGGCTAAGAAAAACGCACCACCTGAACTATCTGATACCGCCAAGTCGTACCTACGAGAATTGTATATGTACCACAAGTACGGTAAGGAGACTGTCGGAGGATCGGAGCGGAGCAAGTATACGATGAAGGGAACTTCGGTAGAGGACAATTCAATTAAATTATTAAGTAGGCTTCATAACTCGTTGTATCTCAAGAATATAGACACATACAAAAACGACTACGTTTGTGGTACTCCAGATATTGTTGTCAAAAATGATGAAGGATTTGCTCAAAAAATCATTGACATCAAGTCGTCTTGGGATGGTGCTAGCCTACTTTCCAACCTGGGTTCTCCCCTTAATCAACATTATTACTACCAAGTCCAAGGCTATATGGCGCTTACCGGTGCTACCGAAGCTGAGGTGTGCTACTGCTTAGTAAGTATGCCTGATGAGATCATCAATGGAGAGAAAAAGCGTATTTGGTACATAATGAATCCCCCAACCGAAGAAAATATCGAATACAAAAAGGCAATTCAGAAGCTAGAAGATAATATGACCTTTGATGAAATCCCCGAAAAGGAAAGAATCATATCTTTTAAGGTTGAGCGAGATGAAGACCTTATCTTAAAGATATACGACAAGGTGGGCCAGTGCCGCCAATGGTTGAAGGAGTTTGAAAAAATGCACATGAATATTAATGAATAATACTAAAAAATACTTTTTTAATATAACTCCTCAAACAAATATACGAGCCACACAAAATGATCGTATATTTTTCCGTATACCAAAGGACAAACTTTACCCTTCTGGTCTTAGAAGACGCAATCAATTAGAAAAGTATAACGACTACAAGGCTGATTTGCGAGAAATTGCTAAGAAGAAGAACTTTTTCTTTCCGGAACAAGGATTAGAAATAAACTTTTACATACCTACACCTAAGAGCTGGACAAAGTACAAGAAAAAAGAGATGAATGGACAGTTGCACAAACAGCGTCCAGATCTTTCAAATTTGCTTAAAGCCATAGAGGATGCGCTACTTGTCGAAGACAAAAAAATTGCCCATTACCACTCAATTTCTAAGAGGTGGGTGAATAGCTCTCATGGATATATCGAATTAGTCATTCATTTGCCTTCGATACCCAGTAAAGACAATATAATGTAGTCCACCTAAGTGGACTTTTTTTATGCGCCTTAGTTTAGTAATATATATACATGCCATTCTCTTGTAGTTTTTGTTTAATTAAAGCTTATAACTGATTGATTTTTAGTACAATATGCAATATTTTGCATGCAAAATATTGCATATTGTACTAAAAATCAATCAGTTATAAGCTTTAATTAAACAAAAACTACAAGAGAATGGCATGTATATATATTACTAAACTAAGGCGCATAAAAAAAGTCCACTTAGGTGGACTACATTATATTGTCTTTACTGGGTATCGAAGGCAAATGAATGACTAATTCGATATATCCATGAGAGCTATTCACCCACCTCTTAGAAATTGAGTGGTAATGGGCAATTTTTTTGTCTTCGACAAGTAGCGCATCCTCTATGGCTTTAAGCAAATTTGAAAGATCTGGACGCTGTTTGTGCAACTGTCCATTCATCTCTTTTTTCTTGTACTTTGTCCAGCTCTTAGGTGTAGGTATGTAAAAGTTTATTTCTAATCCTTGTTCCGGAAAGAAAAAGTTCTTCTTCTTAGCAATTTCTCGCAAATCAGCCTTGTAGTCGTTATACTTTTCTAATTGATTGCGTCTTCTAAGACCAGAAGGGTAAAGTTTGTCCTTTGGTATACGGAAAAATATACGATCATTTTGTGTGGCTCGTATATTTGTTTGAGGAGTTATATTAAAAAAGTATTTTTTAGTATTATTCATTAATATTCATGTGCATTTTTTCAAACTCCTTCAACCATTGGCGGCACTGGCCCACCTTGTCGTATATCTTTAAGATAAGGTCTTCATCTCGCTCAACCTTAAAAGATATGATTCTTTCCTTTTCGGGGATTTCATCAAAGGTCATATTATCTTCTAGCTTCTGAATTGCCTTTTTGTATTCGATATTTTCTTCGGTTGGGGGATTCATTATGTACCAAATACGCTTTTTCTCTCCATTGATGATCTCATCAGGCATACTTACTAAGCAGTAGCACACCTCAGCTTCGGTAGCACCGGTAAGCGCCATATAGCCTTGGACTTGGTAGTAATAATGTTGATTAAGGGGAGAACCCAGGTTGGAAAGTAGGCTAGCACCATCCCAAGACGACTTGATGTCAATGATTTTTTGAGCAAATCCTTCATCATTTTTGACAACAATATCTGGAGTACCACAAACGTAGTCGTTTTTGTATGTGTCTATATTCTTGAGATACAACGAGTTATGAAGCCTACTTAATAATTTAATTGAATTGTCCTCTACCGAAGTTCCCTTCATCGTATACTTGCTCCGCTCCGATCCTCCGACAGTCTCCTTACCGTACTTGTGGTACATATACAATTCTCGTAGGTACGACTTGGCGGTATCAGATAGTTCAGGTGGTGCGTTTTTCTTAGCCAATAGCATGGAAAGTGTTTCACCTTGCTTCTCTGTTCGCTGGGGAAGTGCCGATAAACGATCCAATTCGTACTGCTGTTTTTCGGTCAAAACTGAACCCTTACCAGGGGTCATAATTTTACCAATACAGCTACATCTAATCAAAAGATTGTCCCAATTTGTCATTTTTTTTAGTCGTTTTTGGTTGAAGACTTAAATTCACGCAATTTCTGCTCGTAAATGCCTTGAATGTGTGGCGAAATTGACTTAGAAGATACTATTTTTCTGTATGTTTTTAGCTCATCAATCGTCTTGCAATTCTTTATACACTCCTCAAGGCTTTCAATCTTTTCTTCAATACTTACTTTCGGAGCTTCTTCAATATCAAACTCTGCTTGCTCTACTCGGTTTAGGTATTTACCAAACAAGCCTCCGATCTGTTTGATAGCGTTTTTCACCGCCATTGATGCGGCTTTGGGAGAAGCCAATTCAAGCATTGATATATCTGAAGCAGCGACCGTAGCCACACCTATTAGCGTGTATTGTGGGTCTCTACCACCTCCAATTGTATACCGGACAACAGCAGTAGAAGCAAATTTGCCTTTGTCTTGGCTTATGGTAAGGGAAGTGTCGGTAATCATAGATCCGCCGAAGATTCGCTTTACAATAGCCTCCATCAGATCAAGACCAATAGTCTTGTAGGTTTCGCCTGGATTAGCCTTTGAGGGAAGTTCTAGCAGCCACTCAGCAGGTGGTTCGGCCCGATCAATCAGGGTAAACAGCTCACTGCTGCCCTCCTTCTTGAGACGGTCAATTTCTTTGAATAAAGGCTCTGCCAGCTTAAGTAATTCAAGTGTGTTATTCATTATTTTTTGTTTTGTAGTGTGGGAAAAAGTTGGGCAGTATAGAAATACCGCCCGTCCTAACGATTGCTATGCTATATGAGATACAAAAATAATAAATCCAAAATTTATTACCAAATTTATTTTACCGGTAGGGGTGTTGATCCATGAATTATCTTTACTATTGTTTTGTAGTGTTAGCCCCCTGTATGTCTATATGGGGGGTTTTTGTTGTATGCGCCCACTTGTAGGGGTCACCCACGTACGGACGTGCCTTGATTCCGCGGGGTTTCGTGTTCCGGCGACCCGGTGGCCTTGTTTTTTTTGCCGTTTGCGTTCGCTGTGTTCGTTTGCTGCCGGTACGGGAGGGGAGGGGGCAGGGGCCGGCGCTTGCGTCTGTGTTCGTATTGTGTGCCGGTGGTATTGTGGCCGGGGAGGACGCGACGCCGTCAGCTACCGGGGGCCGGGGCCGGTCGGCTGTATTGCTTGCCCTCTGTGGTGGTGAGCATTGGGCCGGGGAGGACGCGGCACCGGGGCCGGGCATCCGCTCCTGTTCTTTATTTATATTATAATAGAGAGAGGGGGTAATAAAG